CCGAATGGTGATGGTGGTCGTGGCCGCGCCGCTGATCTTGCCTGCCGTTGCCGCTGCAATGAGCCGAAGCGCATGACGAACCGTTAGCCCGTCTTCCACCCCGTCCAGAGCGTCCAGAATGGCGTTTGCGACGTTACCCGTGGTCAGCACATCGCCCGTCACGTTGATGGCCGCTGCTAGCGTTCCAAGAGCCGTCAGGACCGTGGTCCCCGCTACCGTGCCTTCCGCCTCTACAGCCGCTGCTAGATGGCCGATAGCGGTCAACTGAGCCGTTGCACCGCCAGAACCACTGAGTGCCGCAGCAAGTTGCAGGAACGCCTGTAGCTGTGCACCTGAAATGTCACCAGAGCCGCTGATGGTCGCAGCCATCGAGATGATAAGCTGGCCAACACCTGTGAGCGTGCCCGTTCCGGCTATCGTCGCTTCACCGTTGACGCCACCCGCAACTGAGCCTGTCAGGTCGCCATCACCTGCGATATTCTTACGGGCCGCGAGAGCGCCCGCTGTGATGGGCAATACCCACCAATACGGGTCACGATATCCGTCTGGAATGCCAGAGAGCGGGTCCCAATACTCGGAGCAAAACGCACCGCGAGCCTGACTAGACTTGTTGAAGTCGCTGCGGTTGTTGCCTAGCCCGATAGAGCCACCCCCAATGGAGCGGCCCGGGTCTTTGGATAAAACCGAATAGTTGCCGATGAGCGCCATGCTATAGCCCTATCCTAAATCCAACTATCCCCAAGCAAAATCGCAATGACCGTAAAACGCACTCGTGACCGGAGTTGCCGCACCCGCATACATCAGCCACGTGAGGCAAGCGCCGTCATAGACCCTTGGCATGGAGGGAAGCTGGTTCACGAGGTCACGCTCTGCTGCAACGCCCACGGTTGTCATCGGAAGTGTGAGCAATGGCCTGCAAAGCACAAGGTTCGTGGTTCCCGATGTGTGGGTCACGCTATAGCTGAACTGCTGCACGGAGCGGATTCCACTATCACCAGCCGCAAGTGGGATGAACGGGCCGAACTTGCCTGCGCCCGTGCCTGAGTATTCGATCTGGCCAATCGGTGCGGTTGCGTTCGAAATCGGGAGCGTGGTGGGTGTTGTGTTTCCCGTATTGCCCGCAGCATCAGTATAGGTGATCTGGATGTTCGGTGTACCTGCGCCCAAGGCAACGGATGGGGTCAGGTAAGCCTGAACGCCCGCCCCATGCGTAGGCGCGCGGTCACCAAGGTAGATCGTGGCCGTGTGTGTGCCCGTGCCCGCATCCGTATAAGCAATCGCCGTCGCCGTATCCACGTTTGCCCTTGAGGTCGCTACGCGGCAAGTCGTGGCCGAAACGCGGATGGCGTAATAGGTGGTGTCGAGCGAAAGACCTGTCGGAAGTGTTGTGGTCGTCGTGAACCGAAGCGGGGTATATGACTGAATATCCCAGCCTGCGTAGGTCAGGAGAAGGCCGGAAGACGAAGAGGCCGTGACCGTGGCGGAGTTGATGAGCGCCTGGTTGCCTGTCGTGGTCGTAGTCGTAACCGGATACCAGCCAAGCATGTCCACAAGCATGAACACCGCTGGCATGGTGGTTGCGGCGGCAGAGAACGCCGAAGCATTCAGGATGCGCTTGATGTCCGTGCTTACGTCTCCGCCGTGATAGATGGAGCCCTGCAAGCGGTCATGGGCCGGGTGAAACGCTAGGTTGGTTCCTACCGCGCCAAGCGTCATTGCAGCGGGGTTTCCCGTGGAATGGGGCAGTGCGTACCATGTACCAGCCGCCTGAGTACCCACGGCATGGGTCAGCTTGTTCCAGTCCGCACGCCAGAACTTGCCGTTGACGCTGATTTCGTTAATCAGGTCATCGAGTGAGGTAAAGCCTGGCATGTAAGTTCCTCAAGCCCAAACAAACGAGCAATCACCAAGCAGCGGAATGCCACTGAGTGAGCCGTTGGGGCATGTGATGAAGTTGATGTATGCGTTGTCCTCGACCTCGGGGAGCTTGCTCCCGGCATCAAGGTAGAAATCCTTCTCGGTCGGGGCTGTGATTTCCCTAACCGTCAGTTCAGCAAGCGGCTTTACAAGCACGAGCGTGAACAGACCAACGTCTGTGCCGTTGGTGCATTGCACGGCCTCGATAGACCGAACCCCGCTGTCACCCGCCTGAAGCGTCATGAACGGCCCGTTTCGATCTGCGCCCGTCTGCTGCGTGCAGAGCAACGTACCGTTGACACTCGCAGCCGTGGTCATTGTGTGAAGCGGTGTCGTCCGCCCTGCAACGCCCGATGAATTCGTATAAGTCACAAAGAACGTGTCGCCCACCAAGCCGTGAGGAGCCACGAGAACGGGCATGATCCTCACGCCCGCGCCCGATGTGGAGCGGGTCAGCACCTCTGTATTCACCATTGGCTGGCTGTCTGATGTGCCCATGTCCACAAAGGGATAGAACATCAGGTAGTCAAGCATTGTCACACGCTGCGGAACCGCTGCGGCAGTGACTGCCATCGCAGTGATCTTGCGCAGGTACTTCTTCCCGCCCGATACGTTGCCGCCGTGCTGGATGCCACCGTCACCGGAGCGCGTGAGCACCTTTGCTTCTAACGGAGCGGCTGCGTAATACTGTGGAGCCGGATTTCCCGGGGCCATTGAGTAGTCAAACCAGACACCCGCCACTGTTGTGACAGCAGGCACCTTTCTATAGGTCACATAGGTGGAGTTGCCTGCAGTCTCAGCGTCTACAAACGCCGCTATATTGGCAAACCCGACCACTATTCACCGCCTTGCGGGGTGTCCGCCTGGACATTCTGCACTGCTACGCTCGCCCTGTAGTAGTCGCCCTGACAGTTATCCATCAGCCATGCAACTGCATCAGCATTGGGGGTCGTCAACTCATTCGCAGCCATGTATTGACGCAACTTGGCCTCAAACATGGCAACAAGCTGACGATCCGTTGGCATTAACTAGCCACCTTGCTCTCGCCGTAAGCCGTCGCATACAGGCTAGCCACAATCCCGCCATTGCACTCGCAGCCGCGTTTGAACTCGTCGCGCTCGCGCTTTACCTCGACGCCGCATTCCTTGCAGGAGTAGCGGGTCTCAGGCTTTGGTTTCACGTCAATCATCGAGTTCCCTGTGTACGATGCGGCGAGAGCCACAATCAGCACAGCACATCACCGTGCCTTTGCCGTGCCTGCCCTGCCTTAGCTGCAAATTCTCTAGTCTGTTGTCCGTGCGGTCGCCGTTGATGTGGTGGACGCTTTCGCTATCCAGAAGCGGCCTTCCAAGGCTCTCAGCCATCACCAAGCGGTGCTGCATCACGTAGCCGGACCGTGCTGCCATCTGCCAGTAAGGCGAGGCCCGATCCACATACTGCATGACGTAGCCTTGCGCATTGGTGGCAACGCCACCGCGCCAAGCTGCCGACTGAGCGCCCTTCTTTCCGTGGCGCGTCTCAATGCCGTACTTCCTCAAGACCCGGCTGACTACCGTCTGATGGGCCTGAAAGGTCGTTGCGATCTGCTGCTGCGACATGCCCATCTGGTACAAATAGACCATCCTTGCGGCCTCGCCGTCATAGACCCTGCGGCGCTGACCTCCGTGGTCGCGTAGCTTGTGCCCTGCACGCTTGACTGCAGCCCGCAGCGCGTACTGGCCTTCGCCGTACTTAGTCTCCAACTGCACCAGCGACATGCCGGCCAAGTAGTCGGCTACGACTTGCGCCTCTACCTCTGCGCTAAACTTGCGCCTCGTTGGCTTCTCGTCAGCCCAGCCAGGAACGTCAATGCCGTTGTCGTGCAGCACCTTGTAGACGGTGCGAGGAGCCACACCGAGCCGCTTGGCTATCTGCGTTCCGCTTTGCGTTTTCTTGTATTGCTCCATGACCAGAGCAATGAATTCAGGCGTTCTTTTGAGTGGCTTTGGCATGTTGGCTCCATACGGAATAGAGCCAAACTATATATAACTACTGTTCGGTGACGTCAAGCGCGCCGGCTGCAAATTGGGGCTGAATGCCGTTAGCCACTGCGAGCGACGAGGTCAGCGCCCCTGCGTACAGCACCAACCCCGTGCCACTTGAGTCCGTGCCGATGGCGACATGGGTCAGCGTAGCGCCCGAAGCGCCGCACTGTGCGAACTGCGCCAATGCAGCGTTAGCCGTTGCGCCGGACGATGGCACATCCCAGCCTGACGTGGTGCGAGCCACTGCAATGCGGGCATAGTTCGTATAACTCGTCTCGTTTGTCGTCTGCGAGCCACCCACACCCGGATCAGCCGTGTGCAGCGACAGGTAAAGGTTGGTCGCTGGCGTGGTGCTGTCATTTTCCGCGATGTTATTCCACGTCGTCGCGTTGAAAATCAGCGCCAGGATTGAGTTGCTGGCAGATGTGCTTTTAGGCATACGTCACCCTTTTATCCTTGCACCCGACATGACGCCGTTCTGGTCACGCACGAATGTCACTTCTCGTTCCTGTGGGGGCTTTGGCTCTTCAGGCTTTGGAGTGTCCTTGAGACCAAGCAGTTCATCTGGATCTATAGAGCCCTTGATAGCTTCCTGAACCCCGCCCATTGCATCCGCCCGGCGCTTTAGCTCGGCCAAGGCCAGATCCATCTTCTGGATTTCAAATTGGGCCTTCTTGTACTCAGCCTTAAACTTGGCCCGCTCGGAAATCACCCTTGCAGGCTCATTCGGATCTTCCGGTTCAACTGGCCCGGGATCTTGAACCTTTGGCTGGTTAGCCTGCGTGAGTTGCATTTCCTTGAGACGGATTGAAGCCTCTAGTTCCCGCATCTTCAGGTCGTTTTCCTTGCGGCGGAACTCGATCTCTTCCGTGAGCTTCATCATTTCGCGCTGGAACTTTTGATTGGCTTCTGTGGCGCGCGCCTGCATGTCTGCAATCTTCAAGTCAGCCTGGGACTTGGCATAAGACGCATCTGCCTGAGCCTTCTGGACCTCAGCCTGCGACTTCTGCGTGAGGGCTTGCACCTCGGCGTTTAGCTTCTGTGCCTCAGCCTCCGCCTTCGGGTCTTTGGGTGGCTCTTGAGGGGCTTCCTGAGCCTGCTTCTGCATACTTTCGGCCAAAGCAATCGTTTCTTCGATAGCGCCTTCAAGAGTGCGTCCCGCTCTAAACCCACGGATGCCAAACTCAAGCATCTTCATGAGAAGGGGAACCAACTGAGGGGCCATCTGCCCAACCTGAGCGGACTTCTCGAGGAAGGGAGAAACAGCGGTGAGGAACTCAACCCTTGCTTCCTTTTCCTTTTGCTGGTCTGGAGCAACGGTTGCATCAGTTTCGATATCAATGCGGAACGTGCGGAGCTTGTCGGACTTGAGAAGCTTTACAGCCTCCATGAACTTCTGCTCGCGGGCCTGCATCTTGGCCTGATGATCCTGCATGGACTGAGGATCTTGCGGATTTGGCGGAGGTACTCGGAACTCCTCCATCTCCCCAACGCCAGACATTTCAATCAACGCTTCCGGCGCGTAATGCTCGGCCTGAATTTCCGCCATGATCTTCATGGTATCGCGTGCAAAGCGTGCCATTTCAGCCTGACGGTCTGTAAGGCGCAGGTTTCCGAAGTTAGCCTTGATCTGCTGGGCAGTAGCAGTCTCACTAGGAGCACTTGCACCACGGATAATGTCCGAGATACCCGTGACTTCGTATAGGTCTTGCTTGAGCTGTGCTCGGGCGTTGAACAGTCCCGTCAGCACGTTCTGAATCTGCTCGATGGGGAGCCAGTCAATGTTGGTCTTTAAACCACCAGACTGAGCGAACGCCATCCAGTTCTCGACCGGAAGCATTTCGTTTTCATCAGTCTCGGACAGAAGGCGCGAAAGGTCTGCGCTCTCCGCATTATACATCCCCACAACGCGCAGTGCCTTGATGAGAAGGCGGATGCGGTCTGTGATCGTATCAATCTGCTGCGCCTGGTCCTGATACAAGGCGTAGTCAGGGACGGGAATAAGACTGTCTGTTGTGGTAGTACCGAACAATGGCCTAGGGAATGGGAAGAAGTTGGAAAGCCTCAGCGGGTCTTTCAGCTTCTTGACCGGGGCTTGTTCGTACCCATCCGTAACCCAGATCACTTCACGACGCGACTTATCCCAGATCTCCCAGACCTCGGCGCAGTCGGCTTTCTTCTTGGTATCAGAGGACGTTTCGTCCGCTTCCTTGCCGTTGAACGTCTTGTTCAACTTGACCTTGCGCCCGATCTCGTCACCGAACGCCTTGATGAGCTGGGGGCGGCGCATCAGAACGCGCTTTGCACCCCACGTCACCTTACTCCAATCGTTTACCGGCTCGTGAAGGAAGTCGTTCCATACCACGTGGTCTAAAGCTAACCCATAGGCGAGGATCTGCTCTTCAGGGTCTGTCTCAAAGTACAGGCCTTCTTCGTCTTCCTTGACCTTGTCGGGGGGAATTTCATCTCCGCCCTTCAGGGGCCTGAATACAGACTGTCCGGTTCCCTCAAGATCAATACGGGAGACAGGCTCACGCATTGGAGCCATGCCAATCTCGGGAGAGAACCGCACCCAATCAATACCACGTGCGCAGAGGAGGTAGTCATCCCTCACCCGCTTCATCACGTAGTCGAAATCGCAGAGTTCCTGAGCCGTCTGAAGGTTACGCTCGAGGATCATTGCCGCCGTACGGCTTGTCTCGTCGCGATCCAGAAACCTTCTCGAGACGTTCGGCCTCGGGGTCTGGGAGTAGATAGCAGGTTGGAGAGTTTGGATGTTGGACCACAGGATATTGAGCTTGTGGCTCTGCTTGGCCTCGTCAAACGCTTCCGTGCGCTTGCGGTCGTCCTTGTAGACCTTCAGGATCTTCTTGCAGCGTTCCGCGTATTCCTTGAATACTTTCTTGGCGGCGTCAATTTCATCCATCCAGCGCCTGTAGGTGGCTGCTTCTTCTTCAGCCTGGTGCTTGGGATCGTTAGACTTATCCATCAATCAACGCGGATGAGTTCGACTAAATAAGAATGCAGCGTGATTGTCTCACCCGTGTTGGCAAGCGTGCCCGTGAACACGAGATCAGTCGCGACAGATGTGTCTCGGGTTGCTGTTGATATGCCGCCCGTCGTCGTGCCCCAGCCACCCGTTCCAGTGCCGGAAAGTGTGACCTGAGAATTTGCGGCGTTGCGGTTCTGGATTTGGTTCTGCATACGAATTGCGGCGACAGTTGTAAGCACCGCAAGCCCGAAGATGTCGCCAGCGATGCCGTTCCCAGACGCCCCCAACCGAACTTGCACCGTTTTGTTGTTGGCTGAGTTAGTGACACCCCAAAGCGATGTAATACGCAGGATGCCGTTCGCACCGATTGCCCCGGCTGCGATTGGAACTGTAGCAAGGACCGTTTCAGACGCGGTGCCCGTTACAGACATTCCGGTAGCAGCAGAAGCCCCAAGAATTCTGTGCGTCTGCTCGTAAGGGCCGCGCCCGCTGGCAATCGTCGTGACTGATGTCATTTGTTACCTACCAATGAGTTTGTTGCGACGGCGGCTGTCAGGAAATCAGGGAAAAACCCATGGTGGAGTGTGTTCCTGCGCTCCACGCCGCCGCAATTCCGTCAAAATTGTTGTATCGTCTTCCTCCCCACCTACCGAGGAAGACAGACCAATGAAGAAACTTGTTCTTGTAGCTATCGCAGTCAGCGCCATCACATCGCCCGCATGGGCGGGGACTGCGTTTCTGGTGCGCGAGTACGTCACGAACCAGACCAAGACCTGTATCTATGAGTTCTTGGGCAACGAATACGCCCGGACCATCAAGGCTTATCAGATGTGCCCGTATTCGATTAAGGTCTAGATGCGGTTTCCGGTCTTGGGCTGCTTGGCCCAAAGCTGGTTGATGCTCATTGACTCAATGCCCCGTAGCGGACCATCGGTCTTCGGTACGGGTTTCGTCCACGGTCGGGACGCACACGCATAACGTGTTTCGTCGCAGTTACTCACGACGATCCCGTTGTTGAGTTGCATCAAGCCCAGCTTGAGCCCCATGCAGTAAACGTCTTGCCGCTCGCTCAGTGGCTCTACGCTTACGCAGTGCACGTGCTCTGCAGTTTGGGTGGCAGTACTTTGTGCGACCCGCAAAGATGCGGACTGCCTCATACGACTTCCCGCAAACCTCGCAAGTCGCTTTGACACGCTCGTCCATGACAGGCTTGATCGCCTTGTGCCAGTGGTCAGAGTGCCATGACTTGCCGTCTTCGCTTCCGTGCCACTCTGCAGCTTTCCTGAGAGTGTCCTTGGTGATGTGGCATGGCTTGCCAATGCCGTGGATCGAAACGTGATCCCTGCCGTCCATGAGTTCCAGGTTGCCAATCGCGTTGTTGCTGCGCTCATGGTCCTTGTGATGGACGTGGCTGCCTTTGGGAATTGGTCCGTTATGAAATTCCCACACTGCGCGATGAAGTCTGCGGCCCTTGCGCTGAAAGTAAAAGCCGCATCGGTAATAGCGCTCACCCCTGAACTCTTGCACGGTATCGCTGTGCACAATTGGGTCGCGCCCAAATCCTTCGCCTGAACCCATGAGCCACCTGATGACAAGAACTTGTGGTCTGGAGTGCAAACCACACTGGTTCCGTCATTAAACACCACGCGAACCACTGATGCGTTTCTGCGCGTCAGAACTCCACACTCTTCAATCTTTCCGTGACCGGCGATCTCGGTGTCCGCCGCAAAGCAGGCGTGGTCCTCGCTTCGCGTGTCGAGGTCTTCGACTCTGCTTGCGTCATGCTGAACGAGCGGAAGAGTTCGGATCGTATCCCGGCACGTATCGAAGAATATCAGCATGGGCCTGTCAGGAGCCTCACCATCAAGGCGGTGACGAACCAGATCCCAACCAGCAATGTGGCCAAGAGATCCAACGCGCTTGTTATCAGCCGGCCTGAACGTGATCTCATAGGGCTTGTACCTGAGGCGCTCGGCGATGGATGGACCCCCATCCTGAGCAAATGCAGCGGGATCTAGCACCCCGTAATCAATCCTCGGGTCTAGTGCCTCACGCTCATGTATTCCTCGAGCAACGTCCTGTGCTGTAAGTTTAAGACCGACGTTTGGACTGCTTGCACCATACCATTCTCGATACTTAACAAGTCCACCACGAGGCAACGTCCTTCCGTCACCGAGAGGATAGTCGTCTGAAGCAACAGCGTACCATCCGACACTGAAAGGCGCGGCTGATCCCCAATCCATAGACCTAAATCGAGTCCATAGCTTGGGCACTTCGAATGGTCGGACAATGTGCCTCGCTGTGCTGAAGTTGTCGAAGAATGCTCCCTCGATAACCGCCCAGTCACCCTCCAACCAGGCGCGGACCAGTTCCTTGGAACCGGATAACTTCAACCTCTCTACGTACTCGGGGTCATTAGTGATTAGAGCCGTATTGTCTGTAACCCGGGCGGGAATGAACATCCGCTCCTTGCGCCCCGCTTCGTCTTCAAGGGGAATCATGCCCTGAGGGGCCGGGTCGATGTAGCGGTGCTTCACCCAATGGTGACCCGGACCTCCCGGGTTAGCAGTGGCTCTGAACCCAACCGGAACGCCCGCCGCACTGCGCAGCGTGGCTTTCATCTTATCGGGGGCCTTGGGTGTCGGCCAGTTGGTCAGCTCTTCGAGATATACCCGGGAGAAGAACTGCCCTTGATACTTCTCGGCGTCCCGGTCGTCTTCCAAAGGACGGAACCGTAAGATCGCACCCTGAGGGCTTGTCCACTGCCGCTCCATCTTGTGGAACGACCAGCCCATGGGACCGTATATCTG